GTTGTGATGCATCAAAACCTTCAAAATCACCAGCGACCATAAGCTTACTCTTCCGCAAAAGAGACCTTGCAATCTCTCCCCAATCTTCTGAGTAGGGATTTGTTCCTACCGAAACATGACTCCAGTTCCTACTTTTCTGGAGAAGCGCAACCACACCATTAAAATACATCTTACACACGACTAAATAGTCGAGCGGTCCAGCTGCAAATAAACGTGTTTTATGCGCTTTATGAATCGGTTTTCGTTCATCCTTTAGAGTATCCACAAAATAATGATCCAATACTTCATTACATTTCGCAGCTTCTATTATCTCATTTACACGAGATTTTAAAATCTGCGCTTGTTCTGTATTTAGATCATAATCCTCCTTATCTCCAAAGAACTTCTTCCTTGTTTTTGTCTCCTTCGAATTAATATAAGGAAAGCCCGGTGAAGTTCCACGTTTAATGGAATTCACATAAGCTTCCCCATCTATACCAACCACTGCTTCTTCAAACGTATATACCGCTTTTAAATTCGATATATCTGCTCTAGAAGCCGAAATCACTGACGAACATTCATCCAAAAACGCTCTGCCTGAATTTTCAACAATATCCCTAGGAATAGCTTGCGGAATATTGCCTAATCTCTCCAGGCGATATGCTCTTGGGTCAAATTCTTTGTTAGGTCGCAGCTGACATGGTTTTGTCTCTATTTCCTTAACTTTGCCAAAACAAAGTGAAGGTTCAATAGCAGAATTAGCTGCTTGATATATCGGCTTCTCCAAAGTGCCATGTCTTATAAATTCTGCGCTTTGGGGTATTTGTCCTTGCTCTTTTGGAAACTCTTTAAGTTCAGTTTGTATCTTTTGTACCATCTTAGCTCTATCAGGAAACATAGCTAGAATCTTTTCAACATCATCACTATAAAGTGGTGATGCAAATCCTTCACCTGTTCCATCAAGTCCTGCAATATGTATTCCACAAACCTTTCCTGGACTTATGCGAGAATTTCGAACTATAAGAGGAGCTCCACACTCTGTTGGTTGAGTATCCGCTTCATATCTCCAAGCATCTCGAACATATCTTAAAACTTCCACATCATCACTACCTACCGGAAGTTTAACTACTCTAGATAAAATACTCCTACCTTCTCTAAATCTTAACATTAAAATACCAATATTACTATTTCTCATATTATTATTTACCATTACTGGAATGACAATCTCTGTAGAATCAACATGTGATAAAGATTCTCGGGTCGAAAAGTGTGATGACATATCTGGATGAATAATTGATGTTTCTACATGTACTGCCATCAAATCTCTTGTTACTGGGGGTCCAAACTCTTCCTCTGGTGATTCGAACATTTTCAATCCCTTAATCATATCTGCAATTCTTATCTCAAATGATCTCTGAAGGAGAACACTTTTAAAATAAACAGTAGCATACTTATCATTTCGCAATGACTGGTTTAACGCATACATAAAATGCCTAGGCATCAAGGCAATCTTTCCTTTCAGAAAGATGCAATGCCCTATAGGCGCATCTTGCGTACTCTCATACATTTTATATAAATTTCTCCTAACTATCGAAAGAAGAATTTCTGTTGCATTCAAATCCTTAACTCCTTGCGAAATCGGCATCCCTGTCGCAGGATCATACTCTACTGCCTCTATAGCTTCTGCTTTAATAGTTTTAATTTGTTGGGGACTATATGATTCTACTTTAGCTTTAACAATCTTGGGTTGAGCATACCCTTCACCTTTTACACTTCGCGGGGTCCGGTCTCTCCATAATTCTTGAATCGCTACTAATTTATCAGAACATGTTTCTTTTGCTCCTACTGCAATCTCACTTACCATTTTAAACATTTTAAGAAATACCAAAGCACCTATTAAAAGAGACACTACCATTAAACTCTTAACTACATATGGATGTTCATCTCTAAAAACCTGCCACGCATCTTTCATGTGCTGATAACAACTCTTTAACTTAATTGACGCTTGTTTCAACCCTTCCCAAGGGTCAGGAATATATCCAAAAACACTCCAAAATTTATCTTTTACTGTATCAAAATATGTTTGTGACTTAATTAAACTACTCAAATTAAATTTCTTCCTATTCTGTTGCCACTCGTCTGCAAAATCATCAATTGAAATATCACGATCATCCCACGCATATGCATCCATCATCTCTGAGGATATTGAAGCTCCATCATCTATATCTCCACTTTGTTGCTTCGGTATTTCATCAGAAACTTCATCAGGCTTCAAAATACTCTCTATATAATTATCTATTGAATCTACAAAATTAACTCTTTCAAAATATTTTTGAGAACATAACTTTACTAAATCTTTATAAGAAATCGCTCGAATCATTTTCTGCGTACTCATCTCATATAAATAAAAATTATACACATTAGGATCAAATTTATCTAACTTTCCCTCAAATCCTTGCTTCCTCATAACATTAACACATATTTCAAATCTACGCTCCAATGCTTCTGGGAAATTTAAACTTTGAGTTTTCGGCTTCTTCAAATTACTACTTACTAAAATTATCTTACTCGTAAAAGTTGTTGTTGCCTTCTGATCTAAGGCCGCCATATGTAAGGGATAAGGAAAACAATTACTTGCTCTGATTATTTCAAATAACTCTAAATTAGGATTACTTGTCGAATCAGCCTGTTGATTAAAATCATCAAATACCGTTACA